ACCAGAGCCCAGTTCACAGCACATCGTTCGAACCAAGCGAAATAACACGAGTTAGCACCTTTGGAGTTGTTGATTCGGAGAGCGGAGAAGAAAAGTTATTCTTTTTACTTGACACTCCCTCAGAAAAGTGTTATTATTATGCTATCAATCAGAAGACACTGGAAACAGATGGAACTCTGATGAACAAAATAATCAACAACATTAACAACAACACCAAGGATGAAGATAGTGTAAAAACGGCGTTTAGGATACATTCAACTAGTTATGAACAGGACTATGCTTACATAGTCGCCAATACTGCGAGGACTGGTAACTGAAATTGCTTGAAAAGATACCAACTAGATGGAAGCACACAATAAAGAGAGCATTGACTCTTTTCAGTCTTTCACTTGTAGGTACATTCTTGGCAATGCTTGTATTGAAGCAAGGCGTCGAAGTAGGAAGAAAAGTGGGACATTGTGAAGTTGCCTGTTCAGTAGTGGGCGCTCAATTTACATCACTCGATGGCGAAGCGAGATGTCAATGCGAGTATGGCAATGGATGGGTAATGACTATTCCAATGGATCACGGATTCTTTGACTACGAAGAAACAGAAACCGACGATATTTTCGAAAATAAATAGAAAAAGACTTTGACTTTATAACATACCTGTGTTATAATATTCATTAGCAAGGTGAGAGATTCATCATCTTGACTCTAGGCAAATCCGCCACAAAAACAAAACAAAGGTAAAATAACAAATGGCTATTGACATTAACAAAATGAAAGCCCGCAAGTCGGCTCTCGAAAACCGTGGAGGACAGAAGTCCTCATTCTGGCGTCCGCAAGACGGCGAGCAAACTATTCGCATCGTCCCAACTGCTGACGGCGATCCCTTCAAGGATTACTGGTTTCACTACAATGTAGGAAGCAATCCAGGATTCCTTTCACCATACCGCAACTTCAACGAAGCTGATCCACTCAACGACTTCGTTCGTCAACTCTTTAACGAGGGAACTGAAGAAAGCATCAAGCAGGCAAAGAACCTTATGGCTCGCCAGCGATTCTTCTCACCCGTTCTCGTTCGTGGAGAAGAGGATCAAGGCGTTCGTCTATGGGGTTACGGCAAGACGGTATACGAGCAGTTGCTCAACCTCGTCCTCAACCCTGAGTATGGCGACATCACCGATGTTGAGACTGGAACTGACTTGAATCTTCATTATGGTAAGCCAGCAGGTGCATCATTCCCTCAAACTAAGTTGGTTCCTCGCCGACGTTCATCTCCTCTCTGTGATGACGCAGTGGGCGGAGACGAGCGATGCGCTGAACTTCTGGAAAGCATTCCAGACTTCGACGCTATCTTCGAGCGCAAGACACCAGCAGAAGTTGGAGCGATGCTCGATGCCTATCTTCTCGGAGAAACGGCAGACGCCGTAGCCCAAGAGGTGACGCAAACTACGCCAACAACCACAGCGGCAACAACTACAGATACAGCCTCCTCTGTAGATGCCGCCTTCAGCGAGTTAATGGGAACCTAAAATCTCAGACTCAACTAAACAGATGATACTGCTATAAACGCACACCCCCCCCTTTCGTATCATCTGCCCACAGGGAGGCACAGGGTAATCAGGTGCCTCACACTTTTACACAAAACGGAGAAACAATGGCTAAGAAAAGCTCATCCAAAGCAGGCAAAATGAGCATGGCTGACATGCGAGCTATGATAAATAAACAAGCTGGCATCAATGTCGCACACAGCTTAACCGAGAAGAACCCAACACAGGTTCCTTATTGGATACCTACGGGCTCAAGATGGCTGGACTCTATTATTTCCCGTGGAGAGATGGCAGGAATACCAGGTGGTAAGATTTCAGAACTTGCTGGTTTGGCGTCAACAGGTAAGTCATATATGGCGGCGCAAGTCGCAGCAAACGCTCAAAAGATGGGCATTGACGTTATCTACTTTGATTCCGAGAGCGCCATCGATCCAGAGTTCCTTCAGAACGCAGGATGCAACTTAGATGAACTTATGTACATCCAAGCAATGTCCGTCGAATTTGTTCTGGAGACTATTGAGACACTACTGTCGTCAAACGACAATAAGATGCTATTCATCTGGGACTCTCTCGCACTCACACCCGCCATTTCAGACATTGAGGGAGATTTCAACCCTCAGTCGTCAATGGCAATGAAAGCAAGAATCCTTGCCAAAGGGCTCTCAAAACTTATTATCCCTATAGCCAACTCGGAAAGCACTTTCCTTATTCTAAACCAGTTGAAAGCGAACATCACCCGTTCACCATCAGAAGCTCTCACCACCCCCTACATGACTCCTGGTGGAAAAGCCACAATCTATTCATACTCTCTGAGGATTTGGTTGACTGGAAGAAAAGCAAAGGCGTCCTTTGTCACTGACGACAAAGGCTTCCGAGTTGGCTCAGAGGTAAAAGTCAAACTTGAGAAGTCGCGCTTTGGAACCCAAGGGCGACAATGCAACTTCAAGATTTTATGGGGAGATAAGATAGGCATCCAAGACGAAGAAAGTCTATTCGACGCCATCTCTTCCTCAACTAGTCTCGTCAGAAAAGGAGCATGGTATGAACTCAACGACGCAGACGGAAACCCGATAGGCAGTAAATTTCAGTCAACAAAGTGGACAGACCGAATGAAAGACGAAGTGTTTCGTCTAAGAGTACATGAGATAATGGATGAAGAAGTTATCTTTAAGTTTGATAAACGCTTAGGAAATGCATCAGACTTTTACGAAGAAATATAAAGATGAAATAGAACTGCTTCTTTCTGACGAACATTACGCCATAATGGATATAGACTATGGTAATATTGAGGCAGTTGCAGAACACATCAGGAGTATTCTATGAAGCCTCTCTTCATGTGGGCGGGCGGAAAGACAAAGATGATTAAGAAATATGAACCTTATCTTCCAGAGAGTTTCGACAACTACGTAGAACCTTTCTTCGGCGCTGGTGCAATGTTCTTATGGGCATACGCGAAGAATCCAGAAGCAACGTTCGTAATAAACGATATAAATGACTCAATAATGTCGATATATAAAGCTATAAAAGGCGATGTAGAAACGTTCATCGAAGAGGTGGATGCGCTATCGCGTGAGTACGTGGCTTTGCCAAAAGGGAGTACCGATAAGGAACTTGAAAGGCGATTGGACAAGGATTGGGAAAAGATATTCGCAGAAGATCCGTCTCGCCGCCATTATTATTATATGATACGCCAACGGCACGCATACGACTATGCAGACTGGAGTTCTACTAAAGAAGCGGCGACTCTGTATTTTCTAATGAAAACGGGGTTTAACGGAATTTGGCAAGTAAATAAGAATACAAACAATAGGTTTGGTACGCCATGTGGACTCTTGAAGCAGGATAAAACTGTTTATGATGAGGACAATGTTCGAAAGTGGAGCAAGATGCTCCAACGATGTGACATAATGACAGGAGACTTCTCAGAGACTTTGAATAAAGTCGATTCCGAAACGTTTGTATTTATGGACCCTCCATACAGAGGCTCCTTTACACAATACGGAACTGACTTCGACGATGATATTCAAAAATCAGTGGTTAAGTATCTCAATGCTTCTGTAGAAAAAGGCGCTATTGCCATGATGTCAAATAGAGACACTGGAGACGGCTTCTTTGAGAACATAGTCGGAGACAATAGAATGGAATATTTCGACGTCACATATACAGCAGGCAGAAGAAAGAAAGTCTCAGATGATAAATATGAGGCAAAAAAAGCAATAGAAATCTTAATGATAGGAAGCAAAACTAATGAATAAAACAATCACAACGGCGCTAATGATCGCTCTTTCGGCAACAACTGGTTGTATTGCATACGCCCACCCGCCAAGGAACCCTCCAACTCACAACAACCATGTAGTCAGACATCCTCCAGCAAGACAATCTCCTGCAACAGTGGAAGTGCGAGCATGGGTTTGGGTAAACGGACACTACTCTCACAATGGAATATGGACACACGGACATTGGGAGGTTCGACTGGTGTCAAGAAATCTATTATCCAGTCACCCAAGAACTCACATCCGTTGGGTAGAAGGTAGACAGCGCCCAGCGCGTCCACACCGCCGACATAGAAGAAATCGCAGATAAATACTTGCAAAGCGTTCGCAAACGTGTTATATTATAGTATAACACGGAGAAGAAATGGCTAAAGTAAGGCTCAGAGTCGGCGATTTAGTGAAGAAAACTCATCTAGGCGTTATGGAGTCGGGTATCCTTATCCAACGCCACGAGTCTTATTGGGACGAAGAGAGGAAGTACCAAGTCCCAGTAATGTGGAATGTCTTCGGATGGACTAAGCCCCGAAAGGCACTAGATTCGATGCTCAAGAAGGGCATCGCAGATGGACGCATCATCCACGCCCCAATAAAGAGGATTGAAGAATGAAAAGACTATTAGTAATAGACTCTCTGAATATCTATCTCAGAAATTATATAGTAAACCCGAGCCTATCTACAAACGGCAGTCCGCTTGGAGGAGTGAAAGGAACAATCCAATCTCTTCAGAAACTATGTAGAGAAGTGAAGCCAGACGAAGTTGTATTCTGCTGGGACGGACAAGGCGGCTCCCAACGACGCAAAAGCGTCAATAAGAACTATAAGTCGGGCAGGAAGCCCATCAGAATGAATCGAGACGTAAGCAATATGTCCGATGCAGAACAGGTAGCCAACAAGATATGGCAACAAACCCGTCTATTTGAATATCTGAACGAACTTCCAGTCATCCAACTAATGCTCCCAGCAGTAGAGGCAGACGATGTAATAAGCCATGTCGTTCAACACCCGAAATACAAAGGATGGCAGAAAGTCATCGTATCGTCGGACAAGGACTTCTTCCAACTCTGCGACGGTGAAACGGTAGTCTATCGCCCCATCCAAAAGAAGATAGTCAACCGCAATAACTTAATAGAAGAGTTCGGCATTCACCCAAAGAACTTCGCCCTCGCAAGAGCAATAGTCGGAGACTCCTCAGACAACTTGGCAGGCGTAGGCGGAGTGGGACTGAAGACTATTAAGAATCGGCTGTCTTTCCTCTCTGAAGATAAGTCTTACGAGATTTCAGAAGTAATCGATTATTGCGAGAGTATTGAAAGTAAAGTAAAGGCATATCAGTCAATAGTAGAGGGGCGAGAGACGGTAGCGGAAAACTACCGCCTTATGCAACTCTACGTGCCGTCCATAAGCCCACAAGGAACCCAGAAGTTAAACTACGCTCTGGAAAACTTTGAACCCGAACTCGGAAAAACCACAATGCTGGCGATGATGATGGAAGACGGGTTCGGAGAGTCTAACTTCAACGAGTTATTCGCAATGATGAGGAAAATCATTGTAGATTCAAGGCTATAGAAACTACTTATAAACACAAATCATAATAAGGCTATTACAGCCGCAGAAC